CAGAAGGCATGTGTGTCCTTCAACAATACACAGACCGTCTCTTGAAAGAGCGGTTGCCCGAACTAAAATCGCACAAACGCCAAGTGCGGTTCTCTGAAGACCAAGGTGATGAAATCGACTATGACCGGCTGCGGGCTGGTCAACCCTACTGGCGAACCGTGGAAAGAGAAGTCACAGAAGGGCCCACTGAAGTCACTATCGTGATTGACACTTCTACCGAAGCATACCGAAGCAGTCATGACATCCTCTGGCGGGGTGCTGCCGCTCTTGCTCTCGCCAAGATTCTTGAAGAGAAAGGATACGTCACCGAGATATGGGTTACAAACGGCACTAGGCTTTACCAAAGAAACAGGACCCCAGTTATGACTGCTTGCTGTCTGAAAAGATGCAGTGACCCTCTTGACGTTTCTACGCTGATTAACACGGTAGCAGGTTGGTTCTACCGCACTTTCACCTTTTGTCTACTTCGCACTATCTGTAGAGACCAGGGTGAAAAACCAGCACTAGGTCTAGGGCCAGTCTACCTTAGTAACGCTACAGACTTAGATCACATAACTCCCGATGAGCTACGTGTTTTTTCTGCTGGAGTCTACACGTTTGACGGGGCATTCAATGTTGTGCGAGATGAACTACAAAAGCTTCATGAACGTGACGAACGGTAGCATGCTACAAGAAACGTTTTTCAGGGGCAACCCCCCCTTTTTTTCGTACAAGAGGAAGGAGCAAGATTGTGATAACCCATAACCGACTGTCTTTACAGGAGCCTTGTATGTTCAAACCAGAACCAGAAAAAGCACCTTTGCCCATTTTTGCCGTGCTTCTTTACGCATGCTTTGTACTCGCTGGTATCTTGAGTGCTTGGTACACTGTTTGGTACATCGCAGCCCTTGCTGTTCGTCGTGGCTTAGGCCTGTAACCCCTTTCAATTACAAAATTACAAGGATCACTATCGTGTTGTCTTACACTTTTGAAATTCCCAGGCGAGTAAAACATTACAGAGGGTTCTGCGAATACAAACCAGGCCAACATATCTCAACACCACCAGATGCCAAAACATTTCTGGTGATTGTGCCTTCCAAAAACAACTTTGCAAACTTTTGGATTGTCCAACAGAGTCTGCAAGTTGACAGGTTCCACAACCTGGCCCGCTATTATCGGGACAAGTACAAATTGGATGCGGTTCCTGCCCACGTCATCACAATTGACAGCGGTGAGCAGTGGGTTGTTACTTTAGCCGTTCATTCGCAGTTTCCATTCCTATTCTCTGACAAAAAAGACAAGACGTAAAGCAAGTGTTACTCTGTCTCAAACAAGGGAGCGTCAAAAATGTCTCGCTACAAAGATGTTTTTCATATGGAAGTGTTAGTGCGGCCCAACGACCAAGAGGGACCAGAAGGAGTTGTTAAGATTCATATCACAGCCACTTCTGAACTGATGGCCCGGCGTGCCGCTCTAGAAGGGGCGTGGTTTAACGATATGCTAGTCAGTAGAATTGTCTCAATCAAAAAGGATACAAAGCATGAAGATGTGTAGCTTAGTGTCTCTGATCCGAGAATTGGAAAAAGAAGTAGAATCCAACGGACTAGACCCACCGTTTCCTGACAAACTAGCCTGGATTTGTTCTGGTGTTCTTACCTTGGACCCTCCAACAGACGTTCTGATGGCTTGCATGAGGGTTGTCTACAAAACAGGATACTATTACGGCAAAAAAGATTTTGTTAAGACACTAACAGACAAAAACTAACCCAACCCCAAGAGAGGATACTATGACTCCAAAACAAGCAGCTAAACAGATTGGGTGTTCTCCCAGCCATGTGAGACACCTTGTGCGTTCCAAAAAACTCAAAGCCACAATGAAAAAGATTCCAGGAGGTTTTATGTACAACATCCCTCTTTGTGAAGTACTGCGTTACGCTAACAAAAAACAAAGGGGTGGATGGCCACGGGGCCAAGGCTATGTTTGGAAATAACCTTTTTCAACTCTACACAGTCAAAAGGAAACGTCACATGTTATCTGAAGTAGAACAACTACACTACTACTTTCGTCCAGCGAATGCCCCTGCCTTAGCCATGCAACCCTGGAAAAATATGTCCGAAAAAGAGTGCCGTATCCAGGCAAAGCAAACCGGCACTCATTTTTTCCAAATCCAACAACGCAATCGTAACCAAAACAAGAAAGGATTGAGTCATGAACCGTAACACCATACACTGGATCGTCTTGAGTACTCTTGTAGGATTCCTTGTGTTCGTTTTTCTTAGCAGCCTCAGCAAAGGAGAAACGATCACCGACAACTTCCAACAAGGCAAACGATTACAGTGGTCTAGCAACAAGATCACTACTGCTCCAAAGGGCGAAAAGTTCTTGGGACCACTAGGGCAAACATCTCTCACAATTCAGATGCCCGACTATTGGCACTACGTCCTAATCTCCTGGGACGTGTACGCTATCGGTTCTTGGCCGAAAGGGCAGGCCTGGACCATGTCGCAGTACACCCCTAGCAATGACCGAACTCAAGTGTTTCTTGGTAATCACCTACTCGATGCTATCGGTTCAGGAAAGCTAGTCGAGCGAAACACGTTAGGCTACTCTGAAGGTGACCGCGTGTATCGTATGTCTACGCAACTCTCAGGGCACGAAGAATGGTATCGTCTTGACTTTAATGGAGGTAGTGCTCGATGGGGTATCGACAACGTAACCGTGATGACCGTAGTACCTGAGCCAAGCACGCTCATGATGCTGATCGTCGGTGGCCTTCTGATATGGAGAATAAAACGATGAAACAGACTAACGAGAAAGACCGTCATAAGAGACAGAGACTCAGCCCGCATGATCTCGATGTCCTTGGCACGGTTATTAGCTTTACTATACTGGGAGGAATACTTGGAGCAGGGTTTGGTTACTTAATCTACTTCACAGAAGTGTCGTGGTATAAAGTGGTACTTCCCATGGCTCTTGTAGGGCTTGTTATACTTCTCTTTCACCGAATGACTCGTTGAAAGAAGTCTACTGATTCTGATTCTGTTGGCCCTTATGGCCCTCGTCGTATTTGTATTTACTGCGCCAATAACAAAAGGAACTCAGCCATGAGTCTAAGTCAATCCATTACACGACAAAGAAAACGAAAGACCAAAAAGACGGCCCCTCACCTAATGATTTTTGCTCTTGCTGGAACGGGTAAGACAACTACTATTGTTGAGGGAGTCAAAAATCTAATGGGCTTCTCTTCTTCAATCAGTCCCAGTTCTCAACAGAGGGCTATTTGGGATGCTATCGCACTATCCAAGAATCCTCGCTCTGTTTGTTGTGTCGCTTTCAGTAAAGCGATTCAAACAGAATTACAAAAACGGGTTCCACCCGGCTGCACTACAATGACCGCTCACTCAATGGGATTCAAAGCTATCACTAAACACTTTGGTCTCAAAGGGCGGAATATTGTCAACGGCAAACGTACTGAAGAGATCATTGCTGAGCTCCTCAATAGAGACATTTGGCAGCTACGCAGTAAAGAGCGGGAAATGCTTTCCGCAACGTGTCGTTTGGTTGATCTTTGTAAGATGACTCTTACAGGACACATCCCACATGAAAAGGATTGGCCTACAAGTCTAGTCAGTCTTGCTTCGCACTATGATGTAGACCTTGGTAATCGTCTCGAAACAATCCTGGACCTAGTGCCTCGTGTCCTGGAAAGAACAAAGGACGTACAACAGGATGGACGTTTTGATTATGCTGACATGGTTTGGCTTCCTGTTGTTCTGAACCTTCCCTTGTTTTGTTATGACCTGTTGTTTGTGGATGAAGCACAGGACCTTAACCGGGCCCAACAGGAACTCATGCTACGGGCTGGTAAACGTCTTGTGCTTTGCGGTGATCCAAAGCAGGCCATCTTTGGTTTTGCAGGAGCAGACTGTGAAAGTATGCCACGAATGCACCGTTTACTCTCAGAAATGCCAGCAGGCTGTGTCTCTTTACCGTTGACGATCACCTATCGGTGCGCTAAGTCTGTTGTGGCAGAAGCTCAACAGTTCGTTCCTGACTACCAAGCCCATGAGAGCAACCCTAATGGGGCAGTTCAAACGATCAGTTTTCGTGCGTATAAAACATCCATAGCAGATGGTGATATGCTTCTTTGCAGAACCAATGCTCCTCTTGTTTCGCAGTGCTTTCAGTTTCTGAAAGAAGGACGTAAGGCTGTCATTCAAGGCCAAGACATAGGCACTCGTCTCAGCGGTCTTATTAAACGACTGAAACCAGCTTCCATAACTGACCTACAAGAGAAGCTTGACTCCTGGCTTTCCTTAGAGACGACACGTGAAGGTACTCGTCCGGTTCCAAACGAAAATCGGATCATTGCTCTTCAAGATCGTCACTCTTGTATCATGGCTTTCATAGAAGACGCTGCTACGCCAGAAGAGGTCATTAAACGAATTGATAAAATCTTCACGGACGAAGAGACAACCGGCATTAAGCTTAGCAGTATTCACAAAGCCAAAGGATTGGAAGCAGACAACGTTTTTATCTTGGACCCCTCTCTGCTTCCATACCCTATGGCCCGAACAGCGTGGCAAAAAGAACAGGAGTACAATTTGTACTACGTTGCTGTTACGCGGGCAAAGCACACTCTCACTTACGTTGGTCCCAAGAAAAAAGCGTAACGGTTCGTGGTAGTCACTTTCGTTTTGTTTTCCCCCCCTTTAACTTTTTCCAAAGGAGCGTTAGGATGAAGAAGACAGTAAAGAAAAAGAAGAGAAGTTACAAGAGAGTGCGATACAGTGAAGTACACTCGTTGCTTGCCAAAGGATGGACCCTCAAACAGATTGCTTCACATCTAGGCATCTCTAACAGTACGGCTAGTCGGGCTGCAAGAAGCCACCGACCGTTTACATCAGTGAAAGAGTCTGCCGTTTCTGACAAGACTTCCGCCAGCGTTGTTCTTAGTCTGTTTCCCGACACCCATCCTGCTCGAATACAGGTTTATAACAACCACTCTCTACAAGGCACCGTTATTATTACAAAAGACGGAATCAGATACCGTCGTGCTAATGGAAAAGCAGAAGGGCGGACGTTTTCATGGGCTGCCCTAGAGGCACTCAGCAAGGTTGGTTTTATTACAGGACAGTGACCATGAAAAAGAGAAAGAAGAGAGAAGAGACAGAGCCAGAATGGATCATCTCTTCTTGGAGTAGAGAAAAGCATTGCTGGATTGACCGTGGCATCGTTGTCGCAGTCAATGCACAAGTAGCTACAGCCCGCAGTCGAGAGTTACTAGGGATAGACGACCAGGTGGTTCTCAAAGCTATCCAAGCGTAGTATACCGCCGTATACTACCAGTCAACCACTCCTCTACCTTTTCTAGCCCTACCGGGATTAAACCCCCCCGGTAGGGCTATTTTCGTGCGCTTACGGTATCTAGACTACCTAAGCTACCTAACTTCTAAAATCCGAATTAGAGCGTAGAGGGGCGTAGAGGGCGAGATAGCCACAAAAAGGATACGGAGATACCGAACGACCGCCGGAGGGCCTTAGACGGCGTGCTAGGGGCCTTAGACGGCGTGGTAAAAAGGGACCTACCCCCTTTCCGGGCAGGAAGGAGCGAAATCCTACCCTTCCAGGGGGTAGGAACCCCCTATCTCCAATACGGATTTTGCCGGTGAGACGACCTAACCGACGATAGGTGCGGGTAGTCATTTACGTGCTCCCGCATTAGAGGGTACGCATCCCACGGGTCTGTCCTTTGCCAATAGGCGATAGCAAGAGAAGCACGCCAGTATTCTTGGAGGCTTGGATTCAACATAGCCGCAAAGAAGCTAAACGTACTGCTAGGGCCTAGCAAGATGTCACAGAGAGAAAGCAAGTGAAAGTCAGGATACCAGTCCATAGCCCTACTGTCTTTCGTTTTGAGATCGTAAGAAAGATACGTACAATCTGCCATCGGTTTGTTTTCAAGAGCAATACCAAGAGTCTCTACCGTCTGAGGATTGAACTCCCTGAACTTTTCTACTAGTGACAGTGCCTCTGTTGCAATGAACAGGACGGGCCTTTTGAAACGGCTCCAATTTTTGTAGAGCCAGTTCAAATACCATTCGGTAGGTATGATAGGAAAGATGCCTCTACCATAGTCTCCTCTGCGAAGATGGATTCCAATTATTGTTTCTCCCGCTTGCTGTAATTGTTCTTCTGCTGGGCGCAGTCTTGCAGCTACTTTTGGAACAGGGGCAAACAACAAACGTATCTGGTCTTGGTGTGTCTTGTAGTAGCTTGTGTGGTATTGGGCGTACCCTCGAAAGTCTTTACCAACCAGTTCGTCACCTTCTGGGGGAGTAGGATGCTGAAGACCGCTGCCTGGCTCTGTCCATACAGGCAGCTTCGTTGTAATAGAAGGATTGGAAGCACCAAACAGATGAGTGCCTACCCAAGCGGGTAATTCTAACTGTGCGCCATACTGTTGTGCATACTCCGTTAGAAATGCGTACTGAAAGAACTGATTTCCTGCCCGTCCCCACCTACCGAATTGGCTCATTGTGACACGGTTCATTGTAGGGCCTCTATAAGGTGACGTAATTGGGTTAGCAATATTTCCCCTAGTTCTGCTTTTTCTTTGGGGGACCTAGCATAATTGCCGTCGTCTCCTGTTGCATAGTGGTGAAGGTACTCTAGTCCTTCCACTATACCAATAGACCCCCCTGCTTGAACCCACAAATAGTTCAATAAAAAAGAGTCACAAGCATCAAACACCATACGCCAATAATGGCTTTTCCGTTTCTTCTCTTGGATACCCAACCAGTTAGGTAACAGTAAGTCAGCCCGTTGTCCACGGTATTTTCCAAACACTTTCATAAATGTCTTTTGGTGGACAACCTGATTGCCTGTGTTAAAGAAACAAGGAAAGGAAGGATGTCTGATGATTCTTTTGAGAGTCTTTCCGTTGTAGCTTCCAATTAGCTCTCTGTAATCAAATTTAGGCTTGGCAAAGCTAGGACAATACCAACTTTTTTCTGTACGCCAAAGAGATAGGACCTTGTCAATGTATCCTGCATCCATGCAGTTATCTGAATCACAAGTGATAACCCAAGCACTTGTACTGCGGGCAACGGCTTCAATTTTGTTTACAAAAACACCCAGGTTTTGAACGTTGCTACCTATCCAAAGTTTCTTGGGTTCTTTGGATAAAAGTGCTAACAATTCGGAATAGCGTTCTGAGCCATCGTCTACAATAACAATTTCACGTATTGACGGGTGCTTCTGAGCGTAGCTAATACATTGTAACAGTCTATTTCCGCAACCGCGACGTTCTTCCATTTCATCGAATGCGGTTATTGCTAAAGTCAGCATGCTAGTACCTCCTGTCCTTACTGGTAAAAAAGTTACTTTCTTCATTTTTAGGCAGAGGCATATCCTCTTTTGCTACAATTGCCTTTTGTAAAAAGATCAGCCCGTTGTTTCTTCCTGCAAGAGGTTTGCAGGTGTCACAACCTATTACAGCTACTTGAGCAATCGTGCTCTGACTACGAATGATCGCTGCCCACTCTTCCTCAATGAGGTGCAGTATTGTAAAATGCCCTGGATCAGTCCAGCTTTTATGAAAGATGGAGAAAGCGTCTTCAATACAGTACCATCCACCGGGGTTAACAAAGGGCCATAAGGCTTTGAAGGATTCAACATGGTGCCACCCTCTGTGACTCCCGTCGTCTATAACAAGAGTTAATGGTCCTTCTACTTTTGCTACTTCTTCCAAAAAGCTTTTGTTACCTTGGTCTCCCTGGTAACATTGGATCCTTTCTTCTCCTTTTAGCATGCTTTCCTTTGTAATATCAACACCAACTATGTTTGCAAGAGGAAAAAAGTCACGCCACATGCGCAGAGAACTGCCACGCATAATTCCTAGTTCCAACAGGGTGAACCGTTCCTCTCTAATCGGTTTGAATCGTTCTTCATAATGGTTCAGATAGTTGTGACCTACTTTGTCCGTCTTGTTTTTGACACCCAATTCAACTAGTGTAGCCATCAGTTACTCCTTTTAGGAAAAACAGTACCGAATGCAGCCAAGTTTTCTGCGTAAAATTCGTGACACACTTTGTCTAGTCGGGGCAGAGAGTATGCATCCATGTCAGGCGTTTTTTCAATCCAAGGAGCGTACCACCGACCATAGTGCAGAGCAACAGGTATTTCTCCTCCACGCCACCCTCTAGCAATTGAAGGCACTCTTGCATTCTCCTCATCTAAGCCCCAAAAGCACCAGGCCTTTTCTCCTACTTGTGCCATGTCTTCATGCATAAGTAAGTCAATAATCTGTTCGTCAGTTCCTCCTTTTTCTGGGTTGTTACAGACATGGTACTCTTGCTGTAGTTCGTTCAGTCTTTGTACGGTGGTAGCAGGAATACTTTGTGGTTCCCATAACAACAGGGCAGTAGACCACATTTTATCCGCAGAAAGAACGTGCGGAAACTGTTCTGCCATTCTTTCATAGATGGCTGTATGCTCTTTCCATTCTTCGTCCCAAATTTGCCAACCCATAAACACAGGGACTTCTTCACGGCTAGAAAGAATCCGCTTGCGAATCTTACAGCCAAATCGAGCAGAGAGTTTTTCGCGAGGCCACGCTGTAAGTTGATCAAACAGAGGCTGGAAGGGTTGTTGCACAAGCACGTCAGCGTCAAGATAGAAAGCTTGCTCCCAACGATTGAGTTGTTCATCAAAGATGCGAAATTTGGCAAGGAAACCTTGCTCTTCCACTTCTAAAGTGTGAAACCCTCTTGACTCTAAATCATCTATCTCTTTGGAAGGCAGGTGTGAACACACCCATAGATAGTCGCCACGATACTGTCCCTGGTTATGACAGTTTACAGCAAGTGACTTGTAGTGGGGTAGGTAAGCTTCATCTGTTACAAAAACAACAACTGTACGGCTCATGTTAAGTGTTTTCTTTCTTAGGAAAAACAGAGGCGAAAGCGTTTCGATGTTGTACGTATGCTTGGTAACAAGTTTTGCCTAAAGGATTGTTGTAGTACCCTCCAGCCCCTTCTATTTTCTCTATCCAAGGGGCGTACATACCCCAATAGTGCGACACAACAGAAGGGTTGTCAGCCTCATCAAAAGCAAACCAAGTAACACACCATTTAGGTAAGGGGGCGAGTCTGTCGTACAAAGCAAGGTTCATTACCTGTTGATCGTACTCTCCTGGATTGATTTTACAAAAACGATCTTGAATGTCGTTCATGCAGACTACTGTGCCTTTTGGAACCCTTTGCGGAGAAAAGAGGACAGCACTACTAACGAAGATACGTTTGTGAATAATAGAAGAGTATTGCTGTTCTAGTCTCAAAAAAGTGTCTTTTTGTTCTTGAGGGTCAACCCCTTCCTTTTTACAAAAGTGTAGCCAGTCGTCCATGATGGTCGTCTTTTGCGACCCATCAAAGAAAATTTTGTCAGGCTGGTCATATAGTACTGATAAGATTGTGTTCAAGTTTTTTTGCACTAGAGCATCGCAGTCTAGGTACAAAACAAACTGCCATACTCGTAACCAATCATCAAAGATGCGAAATTTGATACGGTTAGTCCAACTCTTCTCTGGAGCACGTAAAATTGTAATACCCCGATTCTCTATTGAGAAAGTGTTACAACCGCCTGGACAAATCAAAACAAAGTCTCCTTGCCAATTGCCTTGTTTTGCACAGTTCACAAACAAACTTCGAGCATGATCTAAGTAAGCACCATCAGCAACCAAAACTAGTGCATGTGGTTTCATACTATTGGGAACTCCTCATTAAATGCCTTTACGCATTCAGCGTAGAATTCGTGACACACAACGTTTAATCGGTGATTACGGTATCCTCCAGTTTCGGGAGGCAACCCCAAGGCTAGTAACCCTTTCAAGGCGTCTCCCTCTGGAGGGTACTTTACAATCCAAGGAGCCATCCACCGCGTGTAATGTAGGATTACAGGCTCCTCATCTCCTCTCCATCCTCTGCCTACACTCTTTACACGATTACAAGGCCAATCGTTGCCCATGAAAGTCCAGTAGTCTTTTCCAGCTTCCTCTAGTTGATCATACAATAGTAGGTTGACCAACATCTGATCAGCACAAGTAGGATTGATCTCTTTGAATTCTTCATGCAACTGGCGTAATCTTTCTTGAGTGTCTGGAGGTAAGCTTTTAGGACGAAAGAAGAGGATAGCCATATTGAACATTTTGTTCGTAACATGAGGGTACAATTCTTGGACACGAAGGTAAGCGTCTGTGTGTTCTTCCCTTTTTTCATCCCAATGTTTGAGAGCACTTAGAGTGTCTCCATCCTCTTGGTTTGCTAGTAGTTTTGGTAATCGTGACCGCAGTCCATCAAAGACTTTTTGTAGGGGTCCTTGGACTACAATGTCTAAGTCTAGAAGAAGACACTCATCCCAACGGTGAAAGAACGGAGTAAAAGCATGAAACTTGACCATAAAGTCCCAAGAACCTTTTACTTCATAGACATGGATTCCACGATGTTGAAAGTCTGATGCGCCTCCTCCTGGAGTGATGATACAAAAATCCCCTTTCCAACCTCCTTGTCTTTTGCAGTTGACAAGAACATATTTGGCGTGGTCAAAATAGTTTTGGTCAGCAACAAAGCAGATAACCTGGTTCAAAAGACTAGCTCCTTTTTGATGGCGCCAAAGTACCTTTGCTCTTCTTCTAAAACACATTGATGAGTTTCTTTTAGAGCATCTACTAGCCCATGTTCAATCAATACTTTGTTTGTTTCGTGTTCTGTTCCGGTTCCTTTTGTGTAGTAGTGCGTTTCCATTGTAAGCACATCAACCCTTCGCAAAGCCTGTAATGAAGGCTTGTGAGTGATTATGCAATTTTCTCCCCCTTCACAATCCAATTTCAGTAACAGTCTGTCGGTTGGACAGACCCACTTTTCAACCAAAGCGTCTAAACTGATTGGGGAAATATGCGGACATTGATTGTAGATAGGCAGTGCGTCTCTACCCGCCTGTCCGGGAGGAGAAGCCATTTGCTCTACAGGAAAACCAATTTGGTCTTGGGTAACGTAGCTGTTTGTTGCGCTGTAATAAGACTCTGCTGTGTCTTCTGAAAGACCTTGCCATACAGGCCCAGTAGCTAATGCTAATTGAAAGCACTTAACACGGGGTAGGTGCTCTACAAATGATTTTAATCCTGCAAAAGTAACAGGGTCAGGTTCAATTGCTACGATCTGAGCCAGAGGAAACAAGCACCGTGCAAAGGTAGTAAAGCTTCCAACGTTGGCACCTACATCCAAAACAACGTCAGGGATAATAGGACAAGACTTTAATCGGTAATAGTCTTTGCCACAAACCTCATTGAAACAGAGTTCAAATTCCCGTTTGTACGTTTCTGTGTACTCTTGCTGGCTGAGCATAAAACACTATCGCTTGTTGAGTTAGTTGGTTGTATCGTTGGTAGTAGCTTCCCCAGAGGTGAACTTTCGATTCTTTGCCCACACGTGGATACAAGCCCCATAACACTTAGTCCAAACAGTATGGGATTGCGCTAGTTCAAAAATAAAACGGTAAAGGGTTTCTGCAACGTGGGGAACACAACTACCGCATTGAGCCCAGACATGAAGTTCTGCTGCGAAGTATCCAGAGTTCAAAATCACTTGCTTGCTTTTCTTCTCGGTGATAGCAAACAGTTCTGCGCTTTCGCAGTCCATCTTGACTACGTACTTTTTGCCCCTATGAACATTGTAGAGTTCAGCAAGAGAAACACTTTGAATTTTACTAGGTTGTAAGTTTTCGTGCCAACAAGGGTGGTCTCGATTTACTACCATCCAGTGTAGCGGGGGTGTTGTCGGTTGCGGCTCAAACATTTCTCCTTGTCCTAATGCCTTTTGAACAGGAAAAACGTTAGAGTACCCCAACTGTTGTGCATTAGTGACAAGTCTTTTGAAGCTCCAAGGATTGGGTTCTACTGCTACAATTTTGGTAAGTGGAAAATTGGCAGCAGCAAACATTGTAATACTGCCCACATCCGCACCTATGTCATAAATAACGTCAGGAACAAACGACAATTTTTTCAATCTATACTCGTCAGCAGAGCCAGCAGACAAAAACAGAGAATTCAGTTCGTCATCAGTCATGTTTTCTTGCTCTGTCATGAAGTCACTCCTTTGTACGCTTTTGGAACACCCAAGTAGCTAACCGTTCTTGAGTAAGAAAGTAAGGTAGATTATTGACTTTACTAAACTGGTCTACGTCTTTTGCTACAGGGTTGTCTCCACAGTAGTCATGTCCTAACAGGTATCCACCCTGTTTAACTTTAGGCAACCAAGCATTGATATCTTGAGCCACTTGAATATGGTCTGCGTCAATGTACACCCAATCAAAGTAGTCTTTAGGAAAGAGAGTAGCAGCAGCAAGTGACCATTCACGTAAAATACGTACTGCGGGGTTGTTTGCATACCGTTCCAAGAGTGTGTAGTAACTTTTTAAGTAGTCTTGGTTGATCTTATCAACAGTCAAAGGGTCCCAACCAGGAGGACACTGCCAGCAGTCAATTAGATAAAAACGTCGTGGGCTGTTTTTTTGAAGAATTTGTTGAGAAAATTGCCCATCTAACACTCCAACTTCTGCTGCAACCCCGTAGCAAGGCAAAGTAGCCATAAGGGTTGTTCTGCTTGTAAGGTCTAGTCTCATCGTTTTTGTACCGCCCAACTAGGATAGTTCTTTTCGTACAAGCTGTCTCCTTCTGTTACGAACAAAGGTAGCTTTTCCTTTTTAACAAACGTATCAACATGATGCTTTACCCGCAAGTGGTCTCCGCAGGTTAGGTAGTCATGTCCGGTAAGCCACCCCCCTCGTTTAATTTTTGGCCACCATGCTGCAATGTCTTGGTCTACTTGGGTGTGGTCTCCGTCAAGGTATACCCAATCAGGAAAAAGGAAAGGAGTGGCGGCGGCAAAAGACACAGAGAAGTCACGAACGATCTGCACCCTTGCAAGGAGAGCAAACTTGCCACACACTGCTTGGTATCGTTGTTCCTGCTCCGGCTGAGAGACGTTAGCAGCATCCTCTTCATGTTCCTTTCCTTGTAGAAACAACCAGGGGTCAACTAGGTAGAGGACAGAAGGAGTACAAACCTGTAATAGTGTCTCAGAAAACAAACCTTCTGACACTCCTACTTCAACACCTACTCCGTTTTTGGGAAGAGAAGCCATCAGTGTAGATCGGTTTTTCAGGTTGAGCATGTTGCTTTAATCCCTTCTGGTAAAGTAAAAAATGAACGAAGAGAGGGTAACAAGGAATGCATGAGGGTTGTGTCTAACTGTTGGTGCTCTATTTCTTGTAGTGTTTTTGGTCCGGGTAGGCTTACTGGACTACACTCTCTTTTCATAGTTGAGCAGATTAACTGAATAATCTCTGTTACTGTAGCCATCTCTCCAGAGCCTACGTTGATTGTTTTACCCCAAGGAATTGCTTCCATTAGGCCAACAACAACAGCAATGAAATCTTTTATATAGATGAACTCTCTAGAAAAACGATCTGCTCCAGTTGTGATCTCTGGCTGGTGCCCTGCACGTAGTCTTTTGATAGTGTTAGGGATGAGTCGGCTTTTGTTTGGATCACTAGGACCATACACGTTTGCTGATCGAACAGTAAATACAGGTACACCAAAGTTTTTGTAGTAGCATCTAGCAATGTGACCAGCACAGGCTTTTGACGCCTCATAAATACCTGTCGGATTTAACGCTTGGTCTTCTTTGTAGGGCAGAGGTCCTGGTCCATATGATTTATCACTCTCCATACACATAACCCCTTTGATCTGTTCTGAACGGCGACAAGCTTCCAGCAAAGCAGCAGTACCCATAATGTTAACAGAAAAGCAGTCAAGAGGGTCTTGGCAGCAGTGCCGGACAATAGACCGAGCAGCACAGTGGTAAACAAAGTCTATTTCCAAATTGACAAGTAAACTCAGTAGTCTGTCTGTGTTTGTAACGTCAGCCTGAACTGCGTGAAAAGTAGCTGTTGATGGGAAGCGATCATGGTAGACGCCAACAACGTAGTGTTCCTTCTGTAAATACCTACAAAGATGGTTTCCAATAAACCCAGCAGCACCAGTAACCAAAACGTTCATTGGACTGTCTCCTTTTGCTTTGTTTCCCAAGAACCCCAATCAAATTCGCTAAGTCTCTCTGTCCAAACGTGTGGACCAAGGTTGAAAAAGTTGCTAAACTTAGTTACTCCTTCTCCTATGTCAGAAGGTCCATCAATCTGAAAAACCATCCCAGGAACAAAACAGTAGCAATTCAATTCTGGTTGTAGTTGTATTAAAGCGTGATCACTTCCTGTTGACTTATGCATGATCTCATTCATACGAAAGAGAATTTTGTCTGCGCTTTGAGGGTTGACCAAGTAGCCTTGATTTGAGAAGGCACCATAGACTTTTACAATGTGTTGTGTCTCAGTTAGCTCAAAGTCTCTGCCCAATTCGGGATGCCATTTGCCCCCTGGAGTAGTATGAAACGTTGCTCCCAAAAAGAAAATGTCCCAAGGTTTGTTCAGAAAGTGTCCTTCAACGTATCTTAGGCGTTGTTGCATGTCTATACAGAGTAAGCAGTCATCTTCAAGCACCCCGATGATTTTCCCTGTGTCTCTTGCTTCAGCTATTAGAGCAGTGTGAGAAAGCCAGTTACCTATTGTATTTGGGGTTGCTCGCATTAGAGAAACTTTTTCTTCCAAGCCAGTGTAGTCCTCTTTGCGAAGGGCGGAAAACTGTTTAACTAAAATTCCTGACCGTCGCATTTGCACTTTCATATTTTTACGACGGTCAATACGGTGAGAAAGGTTGATGTACCTCCAATCAATGTCTTCTAATTTAATTTTCACTACTGGTTCAGACATAGTTGTTAAGTACCCTCCAGCAGGAGAGATTCTCTCTATTGCTTTTTGTTTTTCTTCCTCTGTTGGAGCCAAGCTAAGAAAGTCACAAACTTCACTCACAAACCTTGGTGGATTGTTAATAGCTCTTTCGTAGCTTACAAGAAGAGTAGGCAGCTTTGTGTCCTGAATGAAGTCAAAGTTGCAGTTCCACCAGCGTCTGGTTTGTGCAGTGATGTCTTTTAGGGTTCTCAGTCCTAAGCTAGCATGGGCTTTGTCAAAACGTAACTCTCCTTGAATCGTTGCTAGGGGGTCCCTAGACACAAGAATAACATAAGGATTTCTTAGAAGGGGTGTAGTGTCTTGTACCCTTGTGATTCCTACTGGGTCCTTCCATCCCCAAACGTCACACTCTTTATTCCGTTGTTTAACCCGTTCTGCACGTACTTCAATGTAAGCACTCTGCATCTTCTGGTCTTCAAAGTTAAAAGCATCCATGTCTTCTCTTGGACCTAGGTCAATTCCTAGTGCTTCAATGACGGCAGCAACCATCGACGTACCTCCCCTAGGAATGCCCGCAATAATTATGGTCTGCTGTTGAGGTCTTTCTACGTGAGCCTTTCTATTCAAAGAAATAGAAGTGTCCACTTTTCCTGTGCGTTGAAAAGTATTCATGATCGTTGCTCAAACAAAATGTTTTCACGGGCATAGATACCAATAGGACAAAACCAAGGAGCTAACTTTTTGATTAGTTCTTCTTGTGTAGGTTCATCTGCATAGAGAGGGGTGCTATGAGACTCAATGTAAAGGTATCGAACCTTTTTGAATGTCTCTTGGGCCCCTTCAATTACAAACAGTTGACTGCCTTGGACATCTGCCCAAACAAAGTCAATTACAGTATTAGAAGTATCACCATACCGGGTGTCGTACCATGTGTCGAGTCGAATACAAGGTACGTCGATTGGGTCTTTGAATTTAATTTCAGGAGAACGTTGGTAATGTCCGGTAGGCTGAGAAAGGCTGCCGGAAAAGTCCCAATCCTCTCGATAGCCTGCCCGCCCTGTACTAGCGTGGAACATTCGTGAGCCATCAACATCAGCAACTGCTTTTGGCACAAGGAACACACTACTGCTTAGTTGACGTCGCTTTTGTAAATTGTTATACCAACGGGCAATAGCTCTGCTTTCGCAGTCAAAACAAAAGATGGTTGCTTGGGGCATTGATTCTAGAAAAGCTAGCGTGTCTGTTCCTTCATGGCAACCAATCTCTAAAATAAGAGGGGAAACTGTCTTAACAAACTCTCTGATCTCCCCAGCAGTTAGGGTGTGAGGATACTGTTTCATGAGTGCGCTCCTGTAAAAACGTTGTAAGCGGTTCCTGGAAAAGTCTCTGGTCCAGGATACCGATTAAAGCTGTTACCTATCGTACTTTTTGTCCCAATGTGCTCTGCTAAAGAAGGCATGTGAACTAATTCAGTGTAGCCTAATGCGTTAGCAGAAAGAGAGACACCTCCATCAATGTTCCGCCACCCGTTTTTAACACATAAAGCGCGTTCAGCAATTCTGTTAGTACCCAACAAGCCTGCAAATGAATGCCGGCTAAAAACCAACGCTTGCGCCCCTCTTCCTTTCTGATTAGAAGGATACCAACCTTTTTTGCCGTCTGCTAGCTCTTCATTCTCTTTGTAGTTACAAAGGTTGAGGTAAGCTTTCTTAGGGTATTCTCCTTGCTCAATGTACTGGCGAACCCCTTTACAAAGCAAGACATCATCTTGAAATAACGCAAAGTGAGTTGCTTGTGGATTACAAACAAGTAGTTGCCAAGCAGCAGTCATCCAGTTTGCTACAATACGAATAGGAGGGTTGTGAGTGACTACAGGCAGGCTAAACAGTTCGTATTCACTGCAAGAAGAGTCACCATCCACGAAAAGAGTAGGGTTGTGAAACCCAGCTTCTATTAGACTTTTTAGAGTTATTGGAAAAAGATCATACCGCCGTTCAGGAACGGTCAGCAGGCCATACGCCCAAATCGGGTTCTTCACTTTGTTCGCTCCTTTTGATCGCTTCCAATACTAGCTTACGTGCCCAGCTACGCGCAAAGATTATCCCGCCCGGCAAGGTTGTTCCATACTTAGCTATTCTAGAAAGAATCGGTTTTCCGTCTAATTTCCACTCTCGCCGCTTAGCTTCTGCAAGTAACGCATTAACGATCTTTATAAGGTTGTCTCGGCATCTATCAGGCCCCCAACGGTTCATCTGACTGATCCACGCCCTACAAGCACAGCCAGAAACCACGTCTGTTCCTAAGCGGGACAATAACAGTGTGTGAAGTATTGTTCCTGGCACTTTTGGACACGTCCTTCTGGGGGGTTTTGTGGATTTTCCCGAATAGACCCATCCGCAGCGTGGGCAAGGGAGCCATTGCGTTCCTTGTCGTTTTATGTCGCAGTCCATTAGAGTGTTGTAATTGAACAGGTTGAACTAGTTGGGTCACACTTAGGCCCTGGTGTACCATGCTCAGCATAAGGCACGTCAAAATTGGAAAAATGCATACAATCTCGATCTTCAAAGGTTTGAAGTTCCCAAGCGATATAGTATGATACTAGTCCTCCAGCCAGTGAATACCACGCCCAGACTTCTCCTCCGGCCCATACCCAAACTGTGACCGTCACCAAAGTTGCTCCACAAGGAGCGTCGTCTGACGTGTATTGCCACGTACAGCTGTTACCAACTTCCTGAAGAAAGTCTGTAACATAGCTGCCGTTCACCTCAGTATCGCAGTCAGCACAATTATCATCTACTACACCAGAAATGTCCACCTGAATTTGATTTGGATGATCCCCAATACATCCCCCACAACTTACACAACAATTCCCTACTGGAAGAAACCGCCATAGACCTGTTCCGGTTTTGGCAGGCAGCCAAAGATTGCTGGATCGTCTTGTGTACTTAGGTCTAAACATACTAGGTAGGGCATTCTGCGGCGATGACGTACCATTTAGTGTGGTACTTAACTGCTACACATTTTGTAGCTGTGGCTAAAGAATCTCCAGTACTCAAAAGCCAGTCATTTACGGTTATGTTATCTCCCGTATCAGCAAGAGTGCTTCCTGCCCAAACAGACATAGTAGCAGAACTGTCTCTTGCCAACTCTCCATCTAGTTTGCCGAAAGCGATATCAAACCCAGAGAGCAAAGCAAACCATTTGCCAAACTTTGTACGCACAACCACAATCCAATCTTGACCAATGTCAGATTGTGAAAGGTTGTAGACTGTTCTTTCAAGACCTGTCACAGCTACTAAAGCAGGAGGATCACTATCATCCAACTTGTAAATGTCACAAGTAGCACTTCCAGGTTCATCATCGTTAGCTAGGCCTGGAATACCTCCTGAATCTTGAGGCTTCGCTAGATACACTTCTGGAGGAAGAAAAGTGTTCGGCAAGGGTGATTGGGTTGCTCTTTTTAACTTTTCTTGCTGGAACCAATCCCACATCTCGTTGAGACGGTCCTCTGCTCTTTGTGTGAGAATCTTTTGAGCCATGAGACTATCTTGGAAGAATGAGAAGGGAGAAACGAACAACACCCTTTGTTGCCCGTATTGACAACTTCTGAACAGAAACGGGTGTGCCTTTAATGGTTTCTCCTGGAGCAATAACCCAACAAGAGTCAGGCACAGCGGGTAAGCCTAAAAGAAGTTGTTTTTGAGCTAGTTCCGCTTGTTCTTCTGGACTTAGCTTTTTGGTAAGATTCCTACCCTCTTCATTGCGAATAACAAGCATACCCTCTTGGTTAGTTAACCAACCTAGGTCGATGGCCTCAAACTGTTCTGCTGCTTTACAAGAGCGGTGATAAGCTTGTTCGTCAGATTGCAGTTCGTAAGAGTACCGTGACTCAAACGGTACTGGTTCTTGTCCAACGATTTGATGATAGACTTGCTCAACAACTGTCACGCGGTTTTTGATGTCAGGCATAGTTTCGCTCCTTGCCTAAGATAAATCATGCTTCAAACGCTTCTACAACTACTGAACAACTTGCGGTGTCCGCTTTGATTCTTAGTGTGTTTGTGTTTGCCCCACTCGTGCCTGGACCAGTACCGTATTCTCCAAAAAGGTTTCTAGACAATCGTAAGCACCAGGTTTCTCCTGCGCGCACTTCAGCTAGTGGGTAGAATACTCCTGTTTCTGGATCCCAAATACCTACATTAACGTAGTTGGTGCTGTCGAGGTTTGTTATTTGGCAAAGGCCAGGAATTGTCAGTTCCGATAAGTCAACATCGATACCGGCAATTGTAACGGTGAATACACCCGGAACAGGTCCCTTAAAAGAGGCCACATCAGTTTGAAAGGAAGAGGGTCGTGGAGAAGACCACTGGTTGTCTCCCACAAGAACAGTCATCCACTGCCGTATTGTTGCTTCGTTAGCCATTGTAGTGTACTCCGGCTATAGTGTTGTTGGAATGCCTAAGGTAAGAAAATTAGATTCACTGTATCGCTCAATGGTTATTTCCTCTGCATCATCCGCAGTATTAACAGCCTTACCAGAGGCGTTAATGAATGTTTCTACAGGGTTGCCTGGAGTGTCCGTGTTAAGAGCCACATCCCCTTCATCGTCTAATACATGCGTGCCTTTTGCTTTTACTGTCTTATCAAACCCGTTGGAAGCAATCTCAAAGTGCAAAGTAATAGTGTAGTAGTACACACAAGAGCCTTGGATTTTCCGTTCCCAATGAACGTCAGACAACAGTATTTTACGGGCAGTCATACCCCAAAGGGTTGCACTGTTTACTGTATTCACCATTGAAGCAAACGTAGAAAGTCCCAGAGAGGAAGTGTTAACACTAATAACAACCGTTGGATGGCTGTCTCTGAACTCTCTATCAGTCTCTGGCAACAGTTGATGGGCTGCTGTTTCTATTGCGTTCCCATTACGGTCTACATCATAAATGCGGGTTTCTTTTTGGAAGTTACCACTGATCTTTGCAGGCTCAAGCAGGGGGTCTTCAATAGGAGTGTCTTGACAACGATCCATTGGTTTAGTGCTAAACAAGCACCTAACCGTCCAGTATTTGCTTTTTTCTCCTCCCCGTTGTTGTAATTGCTTGGCCCTTCGTTCTGCGCGACAGTAAGCCCAGATGTTTAGATCATTTCCTTCGTTATAAATAGAGCCTACTAATGGCAGACCAGAAGCGTCCAGTACCGTGTCTGGACCGTCAGCGTAGTCTGTTGTCTCCACCTTATAGGTGATCCAAAAGTCACGGTGGCCTTCCTTGTTTTGATCGCCAGTCCATTCTAGTCTATCGTCAGTATGGATTACACTTGCAGACATACTACTACTCTCCCAACGTTACAGCTTCAATATCACTACGTTGAGCACGCATCTCTTCCAAAATTTCTTCCAGAACCATTACTCCCTTTGGTGCATTAGCGATAGATTGTTCAAAGGCTTGCCCAGGCGACAAAGGCTTAGGCATAGAATCAGGGCGGGGGATTGGAGCAAATTGAGGAGCAGCGTTAATTGGGTCTCCAGTTGCTCCTTTGGGAATGTCCTGCATCCACTGGCTGCCTGGCTTGGGAATTCTTGCGTTGATCTTTGGGATGAGTTGTCGTTCCTGCTCTTGAAAAGCCCAAATTGAATTGAGTCTTTCTACCTCTTGTTGCACTGCTTCTTGTTTTGCTCTGGCTTCTACTTGTTCTAGTGCTAATTCTTGGATGGACTTTTCTGTCTTTTGTTTTGTCACGTTGTCCATTAGTTTTTGCTGAGTACTCATTAACTCTTCTAGCTTCTCTTTCCTCTTTTGTTCTGAAGCAGCTAATGTCTGTTCAAAAATGTTTTCACGTTCTTTGGCTTTGTTTGTCCTTTCAAGAGCATCGTTCAAGTCTTTACGGTACTCTACTAGCTTTTTTTGTTGCTTTTGTAATTCCCGTAACTTTGCAATGTCTTGTTCAGTAAGAGCAAACCCTAAACGCTTGTCTGACTCTTTTCCTGTGTACTTTTCTCCCCGCTTGTCTCCCTTACGTAGAATCTTTTGAATGCTTTGTTCTTTTGCAGAGATGTCTCTAGTAGTTGCACTCGTTTCTTGTTCAAGAATCTTGCCCCGCTTACTTAGATCAGTCTCTTGCATGGCTCCCGCAATAAACTTTTGTTGGCGGGTGCCCCAGATACCCAACAACGCTTCACTAAGTTTTTTGCTTCTTGCCATTTCAGCATTCAGTTCTGAAATACCACTCACACTCCTCCAAAGAGCAGCGGCCAGAGCACCGACCCCAACAACGGCCAACGTTTGGGCTACCACCGTAAAAGAACCAGACAGAGCAACTGCTGTTCCGAGCATTGAAGTTACGGTTCCAAGTGCAATCGTCAACGGTCCTAACGCACCTACTACAAGGGCCGCTGTAATAATAATGTCTTTCGTGCCATTATCAAGCCGGTTCCACCATTCTGTAGCAGCTACTAACTTGTTTGTCAATAACTCAATGGTAGGAACTAACCGCTCTCCAATGTCAATAGCAACCACACTAAGTTTGTTGCGTACTTGCGCCATTCGATTACTGAAGGATTGCATCTGCACTTCAGCAACATGGTTTGTTGTACCTCCTGCAGAACGCAGTTCACTTTCATACTCTCTGATAGCGTTAGAAGTACCTATCAAAGGCAAAATTACCTGTTGTACTCTTGCTTGAAAACCTAACATGTCAAGAGTAACTACCTTTTGCTGGTCAGACATTCCTGCCAAAATAGTTTCTAGGTTGCCTACAATGTCGGCAAAGTTGTGCATTTTACCAGTAGAGTCAAATACTTCAAACCCTAATTCTCTGTGGGCTGCCGCATTATCAAGAGTTGTTTTGGACAGCAACCTCAAAAAACGATCTAGAGAGTTACCAGCCAATTCTGCTTTTACACCCTGGTCTGCTAATGCTGCTAAAACTGCAACACCTTCTTCAACATCCTTGTTGTACGCTTTCAAGGCAGCACCAGCCTTACTGGTTAGTGCAGTAGAAAATTGTTCCACAGTTGCGTTAGCTAACGTGTTTGCTTTTACAAGAACATCAGACACTCGTGCCATGCTCTGAGCGTCTTCATAGGCATCCTCCATAGTTAAACCCAAAGCACTTTGTGCGTCTGTAAGCAAGTCTGTTGCTTTGGCCATGTCAAAAGCACCAGCCGTAGCAAACTTAATGACCTGAGGTAGTAGAGCCATAGATTGCTCAGCATCTTTTCCAGCTGAAGCTAAGTAGAAGTAAGCACGGGCTAGTTCTTTTGGTCCTTGGACTGCCTCTGTAGACAAATCTAAAGAGAGTTGACGCATTCGGTCTATTTGCGCGTTAGTCACGTCCATGATAGCAATGCTTTCTGTCATTGCTTTATCAAACTGAGCAAACGACCTAACAGCCAGTCCGCCAAGAATAGTTAAGGGAGCAGTAAGACGTAATGATAAGGTCCGGCCAAGCCTAGTCATCTCTTGGCCCAGCTTTTGCATTGACCGGCCAATAATTAGAGAGGCAGTCTGATGGGCTTTAACGTACTTGCCTGTTGCCCGGTCATGAAGACGCCCCATTCGGTCAAGGTAGGTATTAGTATCCTTCGTTGCTTGTTCAAGCATCTTACGATACTCGTCACCGCGACCAGTCAGGCGAATAACTAGCTTTTCAATTTCTTCTGCTGCGGCCATGCTTCTTATTCTTTTTGAATGTTTTCAAACCGACGGCAAAAGCCCAACGGCTCTTTGACATTTCAATACTTTGCTTGGTCGGTTTTGTCTTCTTAGGCTTGAAGTGCTCTACAATGGTAAGATACTCTCTATGAGTGTGTGCCTGTAAACATTCGCTTAGAGGAACACCAAGCTCTACAGCTAAGTTGATCCAACCACCGTAGACTCTGGCACGTTTTTTACCGGAGAATTACCTTCTTGAAGGGCCTTCAGTTTCTTTTGCATGGCGGTTATATCTTTGGTAAGACTCTCTTCTGTGTCTTCTCCTTCTTGCAGCTCACTTATTTCTTGGGCCTTAGTAAAAAGAGTCTTAACGACACGGTTAGGCCAACCCTGCACGTCTTTAATAGCGATAGGTGTTGTTGATCCATCCTCTTGTACTCGAAAAAGACAAAGGGAAACCAGCAAAACTTCTACATCTGCAAGACCTTCAAAACCTGCTGCTTTTCCGCCTTCCATTTTCGCACAAGCGAGGATAGCATTCCGATATTTGCAAGCCACTACCCCATTGGCTTCACGTAGTATGTATCGCTTATCGCCTATTTCAACAGGGATTTCAATCAAATCCAGATCGGCAAAAACTAGTACTTCTGGTTCCACTTTTAGCTCCTTTTTTGAAAATAGAAAAGGGGCGGTAGCTTCCTTCGTTTCCAAAAGAAGCCACCGCCGGTCGAGGGAGAAACACCAACTACGTTCCAGCAACTTCCGTCATCACAGGGGCTTGCTCGGTTCCATCAGCCGGGTCACGGTTAGTAGGCACGATTACCACAGAACACTCTGGAGGAACACCCTCTACAAGCTCACCTGGGGTAAACCGTTTTACAAACCCGTAAAAAGCCAGCGTGCTTCCATCTGGGAAAAACACGGTGATGGTTGTTTCGTAGTTAATGATAGCCAAAATCTCATCATACACATCTGGGTCATAAGTACCCGACAAAACCATTTCTGTCAGGGTGGCTAATGACCTTGACGCTAGGGTTCTCCAAGTGCTGTTATGCTGTGTAGTGAGTTCCACTTCATCTCCTCCGTCAATTCCTGGAGGAGTAACAGACCTTTCCCAAAATGAAATATCGGGATCAGCATGGATCTGTACGGTTGTTTGATACCCGTCTGGTAACGGAATACCAGCTGGTGTCCGTCGACTGGCTGCGGCTGTAGGGGCACTACCCATTGAAAAGACTCCTTTACTAAGTGATCTGCCGTATTGCCATAACGGCGTTGATTGTCCAAAGGGAACGTTTGCTTGTTGGTTCTTTGCCTAGACTGATCGGCCCACTTTTTCTTGTAACAGCGGGTACTTGGTATGTGTTACTGCTAATTGCTACTCCAGTATTTTGAATTGTTGAGTCGATTGCGGCCTGGATTGCTTTTACCTTTGCCCAACCTGTTGTAAAGTCAGCGGCTCTTATCCTGATTTGTATTCCATAATGCTCATCCATAACCCCATCAATCATGTTTCTTCCGTGAATGACACTAGCAGTATCATAGATGGTGATAGTGGAGTCTGGGCTATTTATCTCTTGAGCGACTGAGATAGGCCAGTTGTCTCCCGCACTAGGGAGACTACCTACACTAAGGTCCACAAAAGCCTTTCTAAGCACCATTGAAGCAGGATGTGTTAAAGCACCAGGCATCTTAGAATAGTTCCTTGTCCTCTCTACAAAACGCAGACCCTTTCAAGTTACCTGTATCTACTGGAACAACCGCCTGACTGTCTCTTTGTAAAGCTAATCCTGCCAACTTCAACGCCTCAGTTACAGTGCTTCCTCGTTTGAGGGCTGTGGCGATTATTTTGGCATACCGAGACTGGTTTTCTCGAAACGGGGTTTCCAAAAACTTGGCAATCTTTCCTGGCTTGTGTGCCGCCTCTAGGTTTTCGTGAACAAAGATAGCGTAGTTTGCAGTGTAACCTACCAACACGTCTTTAATTCGGTGTGCGTCATAACGGGTTCGCAACTCTTTTAGAGTGCGGTTAAGTCTTTTTGCGCCTTGTATGATAGCCATGTTAACTGGACCTGTCTGCTTCAGCAACAATGTTGAGAATACCTCTTGCTCTGACTTTTTGTTCAGTAACGTCCCACAGAACATAACGCCTAATGTCCGCTGTTGCCGTGTCTGTATCGTTGTCTCCAGTTACTGTGACTTGGTTGTTGTCGTCTCCTCCAACGCTAATTGTCCCATTTGAAGTTCCCGTGTCGTCAATTGTCCACAAGATGGTAGTGCGGTCATCCTTATCATACACTCTGAATTCTAGAGTTGACGCACTAAGGTCCACTGCGTCTCCGTTGTCATCAACGACGGTAAAAATAACAGGACCAAACTTTTCGTGTTGATAGGTAACAATATTGTTGTCTGAAACTGCTCCAGCAGACACCGTCACACCTACTGGAGTAAAGACAACATACATTACCCCATCTAAGTGAACCTCTTTTGTCTCCTCAATAATTCCGTCAAACTCTAATGAGACCAAAACAGTACGACTACCCGACACAAAGGCTGCATCTGGAATGTCAACACGGTACACTCCTTTGGCATTCGTTGCGTCTACTTCAATGAATCCTCCATCGGTATGATCGGCCGTAACACTGGCTAATTCTACCAAAGGCACTTGTACTGCTGCGGCTCTGTTTCGAGTATAGTAACAAGAGACACCAGCACTGTTGTAAGCTAGTCCAGTTTTAGCCAGTCCTGTGGTTGCATCCCGTAACCGAAAATAAACGGTGATGTTTGTCTTGCCTGGTTTAACTGCGTCCATCAGCCCAACCCTCCTGCAATAGGCAAAATGCCTCCTACTAAGTGTCCTTCATCCCAACAAATATCAGCCGTCTCTACCGCTATCCCTCTGTATGACTCCCCCGCTTGTAGCCTGTCTGCTGCGGAAACATCGCTGTCTCCTCTGGGTAATACAGTTAAAAACGATAGATGGTCTCCTATCGTGCTGGCCCGTTTGTCTGGATCGTAAAAGGACGATGGGTATGACTCTAATCCGTCTAATGCGTCAAACTCTTCAAAGTCTAATGCATCAAACCCGTCAAAAGTTAGATCGTCAAAGTATGCCATCAGTGATCACACCTCATACCAGGTGCCTCCCCGATTCAAAAAAGTAACCATTGTGTTAGCCGAAGGAGTAAGATTGCTTCCCGACAGAGTTACAATATCTGAACCGTGCTCTACAACAGCGTTTCCTCCTAAAAAGAACACCCGTAAAATAAGACCATCGTATCCCTTATCAAAATCAGTGATCGTATTATTGAAATCTGCTGCAATCTCTAATACAGGGTTTGGGACCCAAATTTCTGCTGTAGGTAAACTGCTGTAAACAGACACAGTACCCGTGCCAGTACCCGATTGGTCAGAAACTGAAGCGGGGGTTGTTGCTCCTTCTACAATGTTGTTTTCTTCTGACCCGTTCCATTCTGCGATAGCTTCTGTTTCAACAGATTCATCGGCCGCAGAGTAGCAGCGGGTCTGTTTTACCTCACAACCAAAGGCATAATAACCTGAAACATAAGTGTCGTGTTCTACTGCTGCTTTGCGAATGCCTTGAGCACGGACGTTATTTACTGTACAACGTCTTGCCTTAGACTGCCACTCTACAACGTAATCACACAGTCCTTCAGCTGCGTCGTCACATATTATGTCTTCTACTGTAACGTTCTCGCAGCCATGCAAAAGCATAATTTTACTACGAAGGATTGAGTTGGCTTCAAACCTAAGATTCTTCAATGAAGCCATTACTGAAGGATCAACAACTAGCCCGGGGCCTCCTGCTATAATGTACTCTGTTCCGTCCCCAACAGACCCATAACCGCTAGTGTCTAGGGCAGTAACTCCTACTTCAGAATCTATTGTACCATCCCACACCGACCATAAAGAAAAGGAGTCAGCGTCAATGTACTTTACCCGGTACCAGATATCATTGAGTTCGGTCATCCCAGTAGCTGCCATTATTTTGACATGCTGCCCTTCTACTAGGTTGTGATTCTGACAAGTAATAACACCCGGATTGGCCTTAGTGATTCCTGAGCACCGACGATAAATCAATCGGGAAGTACTGCCTGCTGAAGTCCATGCATCTGTCGTTACAAAGACACTGCTGTTAGTTACAGAAGCAACAGTGGTTTCAATCCCATCTACGTCCAAACGGATTGGATCGCCTGCTTGCAAACCATGGTCTGTTAGCGTGCACGTCTTTTTGTCTGCTGCCACAGCGACATTAAGCGCACTGCCTGTTTGACAAGATTCTATGAGAAGAGTGTCTAGTTGTGTCCCGTTACAGTCAAGAGAAAACAACCCTCTTTCCCACGCTCTAGTTTGAGTGTAAGAACTGCCCTGATCATCGCTCACTACATCTTCATCTATTGCTGGCCAACTAGCGTCAAGATGACTTCTAGCAGAATTACCGATCAAAGATTGGAGGTAGCATCCTCCCATATTTCTGCCTCTGAACAACTGACCTTTGCAATACCAAAAGAAACAATTCAACAATTGGCTCCCCCAACACTCACTGAACTCTACTCCAATATGAAGAGACTTATAAATTTCCAATCCGTTAAATGTTTTACCAAACGTCTGATGACTGAGGTATGCTCCTCGGCTGAGATACTGACAATCCAAGGCAAGATTCTTTATGACTTCAAAAGCCTTACCGTTGCCTTCACCGCTGTAGTAGAGAAGGTATTGACGGTTGACTACTGACCCTGTTCTTTTCAAACAGGCATAGCCGATTCCCTCTAAGATGACGTGCTGTTTGCGAGATTGCGCAGAGTTTGCATGTCCCCGCCAACAAGTTGTCGCCCCCACTGCGTCTATGTCGGCCCAGTCTGTTGAGTAGTTTATCCAATCGTATCCAACAAAGATAGGGGCACCAAGTAGGTAGGTACCGCTACTAAACAAAACTCGTCCTACTTTAGCAAAGGAAGAGGTTGAATAGTCAAATGCATCTATGGCTTGTTGGATTGGAATATGAGCGTTTGCTGTACTGTTATCGGGCACAGCCCCCCAGTCCTCTGGTCTTACAGTATCTTGCGGACTAGTTTCTGCTACTCTTACTCCTCCAGCCGTACCAGCCAATCTTCCTTGTTCATCAAAGCATTGTTGCTTTGAGGGGTTCATGTAAGGTTGATTGAATGTCGCAGTCACTCCTGCTGCTAATTTTAGGACACCCCCCATAAATAGCACGGGAACTGTGAACGTGATGTCCGATTCAACTAAGTATGTACCTGGAGGAAAAACCAACCAACGACTAGCACTCACTGCGGCTGTCAAAGCGTTGCTAATCTCAGGTTCATCGTCTGCTACCCCATCCGCCGTTGCATCATAGTTGAGAACAGAGACACCATTAATGGCGTTGACTAGTGCGTCTGCCAAGTCAGCAACAAAATCAAAAGCTTCTCCTGTAGGCTGAGGAGCAGCCATTACAGGAATACCACTACTGACGTCACTTGCTAATACCACTAGCTCCACTCTCCTCTAGTAAAGGTTGTACCATCGTCAGCAAGGGAAGCAGTTGCAATGTTATCGTCATCCGCATCGTTTCGTAGTGACGCTTGACTACTTGTACGATTTTGCTCATTACGAGCAAGCGTAAACATCCAATGGACCATAGACACCATAGATGCTGTAGCCGCAGGAGCACTACTGGGTTCTGCATAGGTATCTACATTCAAAGCGTCCACTACTTCAGCGTTCACGGCTGCAGCAGTAAGCATGTCTGTGTTTGTCGTGCAAGTTGCTATTGTTCCTGTAATGTCCGCTAAGATGTCATTAACAGTCCCTACAACACGGATACCACTACCAGCAGAAGCGTCAATGTCTATTCCATAGGTAGCTCCGTTGATATCAACTCCGGCCAAAGCGCCAGTGATTGCAACACCATGACCTCCGGCCCCATCAATGTTGATTCCGAGAGTAGAGCCATTAACAGAAATGCCTGTTCCACCCGCATTATCTATATCAACAACGCCTGCTGCATCATTACCATTGATTGTTAGCTTATTCAGCGTCAGTCCCGTACCGCCGGTGCCGTCGAGGATGTCGTCGAGTTTCCCGGCCGAGGCGGCGGCCAGCCCGGAAAGCGTGCCGACCGAGCCGCTGAGGTTACCGGTGATGTCGGCCAAGATGTCGTTGACCGTACCAACGACACGCACACCAGAACCCGCGCTGGCGTCAATGTCGATTCCGTACGTTGTGCCCGTGCACTCAATGCCTGGACCATCGCTGCCGTCAACATCAATCCCAATCGTGGCTCCTGTAATCGACACCCCCGCGTTGACTTGGCCATCAACCTGAAGCCCCACCGTGCTGCCAATAACATCCAGGCCTACACCGGCTGAGGCGGTTACTTGTATCCCGTAAGTTGTGCCATTAACTTCAATTCCTGGCCCTGCTGATGCTGCGATGTCAACCGCGTGTGTCGTACCCGTAACCTGGACACCGATGCCACCACTAGCGTCAATGTCGAGGCCATGCGTTACCCCAGAAACACTTATGCCGGCCAGGGTGCCTGCAATCGCGACACCGTGCCCGCTGGCCCCGTCAATGTTGATGCCGAGGGTGGAACCGTTGACAACGACCCCCGCACCGCCCGCATTGTCAATATCCACGACACCCGCAGCGTCATTGCCGTTGATTGTCAGCTTATTTAATGTTAGTCCCGTCCCCCCAGTACCGTCCAATATGTCTTCCAGCTTAGCTGCATTAGCGTCAGAGAGGTTA